AACTGAAGGCGGAGCGCCATGGCTGACGCAACCCATAGGAACCCAACCCCAGAGGACTTCCCGGTCATTCTGGACGCCATCGCCAACGGAAAGAGCCTGCGGGCAATTTGTAAGGAAATCGGCGTCCACCATAGCGCGGCGTCAACAGCCATGCGGACGGATGACGACCTCGCCTCCCAGTACGCGCGCGCACGCGAGGAACGGGCGGACTATTACGCCGAAAGCATCCTGACCACGGCGCAGGCCACCCTTGCCGGCCGGTTCAAGCCAGACGCGGCGCGGGTGGCGATTGACGCCTTCAAGTGGACGGCGTCGAAGATGGCGCCGAAGAAGTACGGGGATAAGGTCCAGACGGAGCATTCGGGCGCTGTCGGGATCACACGGCTTGAGCATGTCATCGTGGACCCTGCGCCGCGTGACGACGCTTAGGATCCCCACGGCGCGGGTCTTCATCCCGCTGCTGAAACCCAGCCGATACAAGGGCGCATGGGGCGGGCGAGGAAGCGGCAAGTCGCATTTCTTCGCCGGCCTGGCTGTGTTCCGGTGCGTGAATACCCCCGGCCTTCGCATCCTCTGCGTCCGTGAGGTCCAGAAGTCGCTGAGGGACAGCGCGAAGCGGCTGATCGAAGACAAGATCGCGGAGTTCGAGGTGCCGGGGTTCGAGATCCTCGACAAGGTGATCCGGACGCCTGGCGGCGGTGAGATCAACTTCGTCGGGATGCAGGACCACACGGCGGAAAGCATCAAGTCGCAGCTGGAACCCGAAGCACAAGACCGACCCGGTGGACGCCTTGCTTCGCGGGTCTGAACTTCCGCCCGACGCGGTAGTGGTGAACGCCAACTGGAACAACAACCCTTGGTTCCCGGATGAGCTGGAAGCCGAGCGGCAATTCGACCTGATCAACTCTCCGGATCAATACGCGCACGTCTGGAACGGCGATTACGCGGCGGTCACTGACGGAGCCTACTTCGCCAAGGCGCTGACGCAGGCCAAGGCAGAGGGCAGGATCGGGAACGTCTCTCCTGATCCGCTCATGACGTTCCGCGCGTTCTGGGACATTGGCGGGACGGGAGCCAAGGCCGACGCCTGCAGCATCTGGATTGCCCAGTTTATCGGGCGCGAGGTTCGGGTGCTGGACTACTACGAGGCGCAGGGCCAGCCGCTGGCCACGCATGTGAATTGGCTGAGGGCCAACGGATACGGTTCGGCCTTGTGTGTGCTTCCCCATGACGGCGCGCAGTCGCTGCGGGATGCGGGGTTCTCGGTTGAGGTTGTTCCGAACCAAGGCCGGGGAGCGGCTGCGGAGCGGATTGAGGCGGTTCGGCGGCTCATGCCTTCGGTCTGGTTCAGCGCTGAGAAGACGGCGCACGGTCGGGACGCTCTTGGCCACTACCACGAGAAGCGCGACGAGAAGCGCGGGATCGGGCTGGGGCCGGAGCATGATTGGTCATCGCACGGCGCGGACGCCTTCGGGTTGATGGCTGTATCGTATCAAGCGCCAGTGGTGGCGAAGCGGCCTAGGCCGGTGGCAGCAGCGGGAGGCTGGATGGGATGAAGGAATACGATTCCGACGCCAGCAAGCCCGACGCGCTCAAGGACGCCCTGGAGGCCTTTGAGAAGTCCGCCGAGCACGACGATCACAACCGCAAGGCCTTTGAGGACGACATTGACTTCGCCTTGCTGGAGAACCAGTGGCCGGATCAGGTCCGCCGGGATCGTGAGCTTGAGGGCCGTCCCTGCCTGACAGTCAACAAGCTGGCCGCGATGGGCCGCCAGATCGTCAACGACGCGAGGCGGAACAAGCCTGGCATCACGGTTCACCCGGTTGACAGCGATGCTGACCCGGAGACGGCAGAGGTTCTGAACGGCATTATCCGGAACATCGAGCAATCGTCGAACGCTGAGGTTGCCTACGACACGGCGCTTGAGAGTGCGGTTTTCGGCGGCTTCGGGTATTTCCGGATCAACACCAAATACACCTCCGACGACACGTTCGATCAGGACATCGTCATCGAGCGGATCAGCAACCCGCTTTCGGTGTATCGGGATTGCTACAGCACGGCGGCGGATTCGTCGGACTGGAATTATTGCTTTGTGGTTGACAGCCTGTCGAAGGCTCAATTCAAGCGCCAGTATCCCGGCGCGGAGCAGGTGGATTGGAAGAGCGAGGCCTGGCGCGACCTATCGTCGCCTTGGCTGGACGGCGACTTTGTGCAGGTGGCGGAATACTGGACCCGCGAGAAGGCGAAAAAGCGCATCCTCCTCCTGTCCGATCAGTCCGTGATCGAGGCCGACGAATACCAGGAGAACAAGCCTGCCTTCGACGCCGTGGGCATTTCGGTCATGGCCGAACGCGAGGTGGATACGCACAAGGTCAAGCAGCGGATCATGTCCGGGGCTGAGGTTCTGGAAACCGTGGATTGGGCGGGGAAGTATATCCCCATCGTCCCGGTCTATGGCACTGAGGTGGTGCTGAAGGGCAAGCGCACCTTCCGCAGCCTCGTCCGTGGGGCGAAGGACGCTCAGCGGATGTTTAACTACTGGCGCACCACGTCAACCGAACTGGTGGCGATGGCTCCCAAGACCCCGTTCATCGGCCGGAAGGGTGCATTCGAGACCGACATCAACAAGTGGGCTACTGCAAACACGCAGAGCCATGCGTTCATCGAGTATGACGGCCCGGAGGCCCCTCAGCGTCAGCCGTTTGCTGGTGTGCCTGCGGGAGCCCTGCAAGAGGCCCTGAACGCCTCCGACGACATCAAGACCGTGCTTGGCATGTATGACGCCAGCTTGGGAGCCCGGTCGAACGAGACAAGCGGAAAGGCCATTATCGCCCGCCAGATGGAGAGCGACAACGCCACCTTCCACTTCATCGACAACCTGTCGCGCGGCATCCGTCACGCGGGCCGCATCCTGATTGACCTGATCCCCCAGGTCTACAGCGTCCCGAGGGTGCTGCGGATCATCGGTCAGGACGGCGAGCCCGATATGCGCCCGGTGAATCAGGAGATCAGGACGGAGGAGCGCAACCCGCTCACCGGCGAGATCGAGGAGATCGTCAAGATCTACGACCTCACGGCGGGCCGCTACGACCTGACCGTTTCGGCTGGCCCTTCGTTCGCCTCCATGCGTCAGGAAGCGGCCTCGCAAATGATCGAGCTGATCCGCGCTTATCCGGATGCGGCCCCGATCATCGGGGACTTGCTCGTGAAGAACCTCGATTGGCCGGGGGCCGATGAGATCGCCGAACGGATGCAGAAGGCGATGGGCATGGCGGAAGAAGGCGAGGAGGCCCCGCAAGGCCCTGACCCGCAGGCCGGGCAACTTATCCAGCGCTACGCTTCGGCGCTCCAAGAATTGCAACAGCGCTATGCTTCTATGGAGGCCGATAAGGCCCTTGAGGCTCGCAAACTCGATATCGCGGCCTATGACGCTGAGACCAAGCGGATCAGCGCCATGAACCGCGAAACCAGACTGCCCGCCGGGATTTACAACCCACCCGGCTGACAGAGCCCGGCCCGTCGTGAGACGAGCCTTTCCCTTTGATGGACCCTACACATGAGCGAAGACACGACCAATCCGGTCGATGTTGAGGATGATGCTGTCCTCGACCAGCCGGAAGTCGAAGTCGAAGCGGACGATACCGCCGACATCGACACCGATGAGACCGAAGGCCAGGCCGATGAAGCCCCGCCGGAGGATGATACGGAGGAGATCGAGCGGGACGGGGTGAAATACCGCATCCCCAAAGCCCTGAAGGACGACCTTCTGCGGCAAGCGGACTATACCCGGAAGACGCAGGAAGTCGCCGAAGCAAGGCGCGCACTGGAGACGCAGGCCCAAAGCCTCGCCCAGCAAGCCGAACTTGCCCAAGCGACCCTCGAACACCGGACCAACCTGAAGCTGGTCGAGCAACAGATCGCTCAGTTTCAGAACACCGACTGGTCAGCCTATTCGGCGCAGTATGGTGCGGACGCCACGGCTGCGGCTATGGCGTCTTGGCAACAATACAGGGACGCTCATGCCGAACTGTCTGGGGCCATTACCCGCGCAGAGGGTGAAAGTCGGGCAATCAGCGAGCGGAACGCCGCCAACGCGGTTGCCCAGGCCGAAGCCCAACTGTCGCGGGAGATTGAAGGCTGGGGCGTCGAATATCTCAGCAGCCTTGCCGCTTACGCCTCGAAAGAGTTTGGCGTGAGCGCTCAAGAACTGAGGGAATCGGTCATCAACCCGGATGGAACACCCGACACGCGGACGATCAAAGTCCTCGCGCGGCTCCATAAGGCTGAAACCGAACTCGCCACGCTCAAGGCCGAGAAAACCAAAGCGCAGCAAGCCTCGAAACAAGCGTCGGTCACTCCCGCCAAGGCCGTGGGCCAGCGGGCCGGGGGATATAAGCCCGGACTGAACGACGACATTCCCATCGAGGAATACATGCGCCGCCGCAACGCCCAACTCGCCAAGGCGAACGGGCGCTAACCCAACCCGGCCCGTCGAGATGACGCGCCTTCCCATGATGGAAAATTCACATGCCTAACTCACTCCTGACTATCAACATGATCACAAGGGAGGCCTTGCGTGTCCTCCACCAGAAGCTAAATTTCGTCGGCTCGATCAATCGCCAGTACGATTCGCAGTACGCCAAAGACGGCGCGAAGATCGGCGACACTCTCCGCATCCGCCTGCCGAACCAGTATGTGACCCGTACCGGCCCCACGCTCTCGACAAACACGGACACGGAAGAGCGTCAAGTTGAGCTTAAGGTCAACAACCAGAAGTGTGTGGACCTGAACTTCCAATCGACCGAACTCACGCTGTCGCTGGATGGTCATCCAGC